CCTTTTGGTTTTTGAAATATTCTATACGTACCACCTAGCCAACCTTCGATTCTTTCTTTCATAATCTTCTGTAAGTCTTTTGCACCTGCAGCTATTTTACCTTTTGAATTGTTTTGTAATATATTTATTAAATTTGTAAATTCATTTCTAGCTGAATCTAAGTTTGAAGTTATTTTGCCAATAGCTTCTTCACCAACTTTTTTATCTTTTAATGTTCTAATTAATGTATCTTTTGCACCTGCATTAATTGGTTTACTAAGATCGCCTTCAAACAATACATCGTTTAATTGTTTATAAAAGTTTTTTTGTTCTGCATTAGTTGAGCTGTCAAAAAATTTACCTGATGAAGGATATATCTTATCTACTTCTTTTGTAATATTTGTAACAAGTTCTTTTGCTCTAAATGTATCTCTTGCTTTTAAACCTTGCTTTGCCATCTCAGCTTCAAATACTTGTTCAGGTAAATCACCTCTTGGTCTAAATGGTGAACCAATATATTTATCTACCCATCTTTCAAATGCACTATCACTGTATGCAAGTTCCTTGCCCCGTGTTGCAAGAGCCTTGCCTCCTTTACCTACACCGTAAACAAACGGTGTTAATAATAAAGATTCAGATCCAAATTTAATTCTATTTAATAATCTTCTACCGGCTTCGTCTCTACCTTCTAATTCAGAATCATCTATTGCTGTGGGTCCATCAAAGAAATCACCAAAGGTACCTATCTCTTCTACATCTGCAACAAAGGTTTCGCCTGTTGCACCACCAAATACACCCGCTGCAAATCTTTTTGTTTTAGATGCTTTGTTTAATTCATCAGCTTTTGCTGCTGCTAGTGTAACGTTTTTAGATTTTAAGTTTGCATACGTGCCAGCTTTTTTTGCTTTCAATGCTTTGTCTGCTAGTTTAGTTGCAGCTTTAAATCCAATGCTACCTGGTATACCTATTTGTGTGAATACTTCTACAAGTTTACCTGCCACTCTATCTTGTGCAGTATCTTCAAATATATTTATATCATCAAAAAACTTTTCTACATCACCTGCTGTATTACTATCTGCGCCGTAGTCTATAAGTTCTGCTCCAAGTGATACAACACCTTCTACAGTTTTAATTAAACCTGATGCAAGACCTGCACCTATAGTGGTGCGTATTTTGCCATTTTCTACTCCTAGTCGTAGAAACCTATTCCAAAATCAGGTTTATCTATACTCTCTCTAAATTTTTCTGCTTTTTCCTTATCTACTTTTTGACCAAATAATCCTGGAGTTGTTTTTTCTTCAGGAATAAATTCAGCTTCATCATCTATGTCACTAGAATCTACTGGTATAAATTTAAGATCACCTGTTTCTAAATCTTGAACTAATTTAACACCTTTACCTGATGCTACATCAAAGTATACTTTACCTTCTGCACCTGGATTTGCTTTTCTAAATTTTTTAATATTACTGATACAGATTCTACTCCATACTCACCTGTTAACTCATTATATTTAGTATCAAAAAAATCTACTGCGTTTTGTCCTTTAATTAAATTTGGTGAACCGTTGTTATCTTTAAATACTTCTGCGTATGCCATAACGTTTTGATCGCTATCTTTCATGCCTGCAATTTTTTCTCTAGATGTTATTTCTTTGTTTAGTCTTTCCTCTGCAGCTGTTAATTTTCTATCAGTCTCACCTCTTATAAATTCTCTTTCACCTCTAAGTTCATTAGCTCTTGCTTGACTTACTTGTAATTGATTAAATGGATCTCTTGCAGCTGTTGCAGCTGTTTGAAATATATTACCTTGTGGAGGTGTCGCTAAAAGATTTAAACCAAAGTTAGTTAAGAAACCTGGTAGTCCACTTGTTTGAAACGTTGGCATTGATCCTTGTTTATAACCTGTTCTACCACCGTTAGCCATTTTTTGTGGTTGATCTAATCCTGATGTGATACCAGTTCCTGCTGATCCACCTATTCTAAACATCGGTCTTTTTAAAGTTCTGTTCATTAATTACCTTGACCTAAATTTAAACTTAAACTTTTTGGATTATTTATTGCACCATAGATACCAGCAAGTGTTGTACCAACACCTAATGCAGTTTGTAATGGTGTAGGGTTAGGTACATTTGTTGATTGGAATTGTGCAGGGTATCCACCCATAATTCCTGTTACTTGTGCAGCGTATCTATCTAATTGTTCTTGTGGTAAGAATGTTGCTTGTCTTGTTGCTTCTCTTTGTGCATCAAGACCTGCTTGTGTTTGTGCTTGGTTCAGTGCGCCCAACTGACCTAAACGTGAAATATCTGTACCTGTTGCAGCTTGTTGTTGCATTCCTAAACCTGATTGAAATGCACCTAAGCCTTGTTGTTGTGATGCTAACGCTCCTCTGTTAGCGATGTCTTGTTGTCTGGCTCCTGCTGCCTGACCGAATCCTTGTTGCAAGAGACCGGCTTGTAATAAAGCTCGTTCTCTCGCAGCCCCTGTGCCAAACTCTGCGAGTTGCACTCCCGCTCGACCACTGCCGAGCGCACCCAAAGCTGCTTGCTGATCTCGTATACCTTGCTGTTGTATAGCTGTATTACGATCAAATTCTGAAAGTGTTGCATCAATAACTTGTGATTGATACGGTGACATAAAGTCTTGTACGTCTTGTTGGAAAGCTGTTGCTCCCAAACCTACTCCACCTAATGCTGTTCCAGCTGCTGTGCCTGCAGTTTGTGCTTGTTGTAAGAAAGGTGCAAAAGAACCTACACCTTGGGTTGCTAAATTTTGTGCTTGTGTTTGTAATGCATCTTGACTTGCTATTTGTGGTGCAAGTCCTGATAAACTTTGTTGTCTTGTTGTAAAGGCTTGAGCTGCATCTTGTCTTGCTTTAAATGCTTCTGCTGTCTCGCCTGCTTGTTGTGATATGCCAGCTATACCTGTTGATACAACCGGTACACCTGATTGTGATACTACCTGTGTTGCTAAATCTTTTCCTAGATCTTCGACAAATTGTGCAGGTAAATTTCTTTGTGTTGTAACAGCCATTATAATACTTCCTCTAATCTTTGTGATGTTTTAAACATGTCTCTAGCGCCTTCTAATCCTTGCGATTCTTCTGATACGTCACCTCCGGATTCTAGGTTCTTCATCATGTTATACATAACTTCTGCGCCTTTGTCCACACTTCCGTCACCTGCATTTCTAACAGCATCAGCTGTAAATACAAACTCATTCTTAGATAATCTTGCAGGGACATCGTCTGCTTTTTCCATTCTACCCATATCTACAAAACCACCTGTTTCTCTGTAATCTTTTTCTTGACCATCCATATCTAGTAATGGCATAACCTTTTTAGCTACAGGTTCTTTATCTGTAGATCCACCTTCAGCCATAAATCTAGGTGCAGTATATTCAAAAGGATTAGATCTAATTTTTGCTATATCTATACCTTCTCCTCTTTCGAATTCTTCATCATCATCCTCGTCTTGTTTTGGTGTCATTAAACCTGCTAATGTTGATGCTCCTAATATACCTAAACCTGCTTTACCACCTATCATGTCTAAAAATCCTTTACTTTTACCTAAACCTTGAGATGGAGGTAATGCGCTACCCATTAAAAAATTTTTAGCTCCTGTAAATCCAGGTAAATTTGCAAATTTAAATCCAGACATACCAGCTCTTTGTGCTCCTAAAAAACTACCTCCACCTAAATAATATCCACCCGCTGCTATTAATGCAGCTTTACCTAAATCTGACTTAGCTATCTTCTTAACTGATCTTGTAACTTTCTTAACAAGTTTACCTAGACCATACATTTGTCTTGATGATTCAAGGTCCATGATCCCACCTACAGTCTTATCTGCCATACCACCTTCATTAAAAAATCTATACGCTTCTCTATCTGCAAATGGATTGCCACCAACGTTTGCATAGTAATCGTCTACGACCGGTGTTGATGCTGGTTGTGACATAGGTAGAAATGGATCTGCTCTAGTACCATTATCTCCACCTGTATCATCATCCTCATCATTGTTATAAGTAAGTCCCAATTCATCTCTTACTTTACCAGTTTTTCTAGCAATATTTAATAGAGTAGGAATGCCAAATATAGGATTAATTAAAGACAGTGCCGATAAGGTTTTATTAGATCTTCTTTCAGCGTCTAAATTTCTTAAAAAACTAGTTGCTGTGTCTGCTCTTTGGTTTGTAGGAACATCTACTTCTGGATCCGGATCACCAAACTGAGCCATGCTTTTTGTTCTAGCTCTAGCCGCAGCTTCTGTTCTTGCTTGTCTTTGACCAATTTCTCTATTATCTCTAGCTGGTGAATCAGGTGTGCCAACTGTTCCCATATCAGCACCGCCACCTTTGAGTCCTACACGTCCCCCTTGTTCTAGTAATTGTTTTGCTATTTGAGTTCTAGTTATGGCCATTTATCTATTCTATTTTGTTTTTCCTAATAAATCAAGGCTTGGCATTATCACAGTTATGTCTCTTTGTATATCATCCGGTGATATTCCTTTTGCTTTCCATTCTTCATCAGACATGTATTTTTCGCCTGTTTTTTTGTTAGTAATTACTTCTATTATTTTTTCTGGCTTTAGTTCTTCCATTATGTTGTTATCTCCTTCTTAATATTTAGATAGCTAACCGCTACATCAAATGAACTTGTATTACTTGATTGTATAGTTAGGGTATTACCGCCTTCAACTATCAAAGGTTGAGTAAGTAATTCTGTTGTAGTATTAGCAGTTAAAGCTGCTGATTTTATAGCTGTAATACTATTATTTGTAACAGTAACTGTAGGCGTTCCTTCTGATGTAACTAGTATAGATTTAATTACATATGTTTCACTTACCAAAGGGTTACCAGTTCCAAAAGGATTTATGGCACTTCCTGATGTGCTGTTATCTGTACCTACAAATTTATATTGATTAGCCATTAGTTTAAAAAGAAGTTAAATGCTTCTATCTCCTCTTTTAAGTCTTCTTGATATGTTGAATTTAATTTCTGTACAATAGCATCTAAATCTCTTGTTTGAGCTTCTGCTATTGTGTAATCATATTCTCGTGCAGGTCTAGTTATAACTTGTGCTATCTTAGCCATTATCTACGTCCATCTGGTTGTGTGTCCAATTTAAAAGTTCCTAACTTCCAACTTTGAGAGGCACCTGTGTTTGCTATTTTTAATGCAACAGCTCTAGCTCTTGCACGTGTGTCTACTTTTTGAGTTGATGATGAAACGGTAAATGGTCCAAGCGATGAACTTGCAGACGTATCACTTGGATAATTTCTTAAATTTAATGTAATTTGTGTGTTACCAGTTTGAGATATAAAATCAGGTACAAACCTTCTTATCTTCATTAGATATTCTCCATCGCCTTTAAATGTTGCAACACCTGTTTGCTGTCCTTGAGCCGATCTTTGTTGAGTAATATCGTAATCTCCAGAAGTTATGTTTGCTATGATTGCAGTTATAGTTGAATTTCTATTTTGATCTGTCCCTGTTTCGTGTTCATAGTAGCTTGTTCTACCTTCCGTATTTCCTATAACATCAAAAGATGTATCTGTTTCAGCATCGTATGATAATGCATGTGGTAAACCAAATATCGCAGAATCTCTCCACATCGTTCTAGCTAAAGAACCAATAGTCCAGACAGGTCTTTGTGTTGATGAATCAAAATAATTATAACAAACCATTTTATTTACAACAGAAGATGTTGCACTTGGATAAAACCACATTACTTCACCATACAAATTATTTAATCCAGCAGATATCATTTGGTTACCGGATTCAATATTGATGTCATTATAAACATGATCCTCTACTAAACAAGGTAATGATTCTAATTTACCTGCGTATCTAAAAAAACCATTTTCTGACATCCAGTATGCAGCACCATCAACTTCTACACATGCGTTCTGCCCTGCAAGTCCACAGTGAGTTCCAACTTGTGCAAAGGCAAAAGTGAATGGTTGACCAACAAAACGTTGTGTAAATAAAGCTGTGTCTGTCCAAACATAGATTGCATCTCTACCTCTGATCGCTCCTCGAATTTCTGATCCGTCGGCTAGTCTCTGTGTACCAGCTGTATTGGTTGCTGTTGGTGTGTATGTGTTTATATCTTCTTGGTCCGAGAATCGGATAAACATATCATCTTGTGTTGTAGTATCTCCGATAGTTGTTTCTGTTCCAAAAAATACTAAGTGACGATCGGGTGTAGATACTAACATGTGTCTTGATGCAGTAGGTGCACCAGATATAATTGTTGCTCTTGTAGATGTAGCATTTGATAAAGATGAATCCCATTCAAAACATGCACCATCGTGAATTAAACAAATTGCCTTATCTCCAAAGTTATCTAGTGACCACATTCCCGGATCGATTACTAAATCTCCTGATGCTGCTTCTCCCCATGCAACATAGTCTGTTGACGCAGTAACTGTTGCGTTATCACTATGAGATGCTGCTGTTGTTCCAGCTACACCTCGTGTACATCCTGTTAAAGTGTTACTACTAATTCCTGTGTAAGAAATTTCTTCGTCATCTATAATTATAAAATTTGTTCCAGCACTAGAGAATAGTGATGCATCAGTTAAAGTAATACTTGTTACTGAAGAGTTGATAGCCCCATCTAAAGTTGTTGATACAGCAGATGAATCTTCTCCACCCCAAGAACCTAATCCCCAACCAAATCCTTTTGCTTGAACAGCTGGACCTACACTATAATATTTTTTAATAGTAATTCCACCTGATGTTGCTGCACCAGAACCTGACTCATTAGATAACATAGTGATTGTTATAGTTGTATTGGTAGGTGTTGATGTAACCATATATTTTTTACCATCAAAATCAGAAGCGCTATAGTTTGAATTTGTTGCTGTAGAAAAACCACTCATTAATAAAATATCTCCTGCAATTAAATTGTGTGCACTAGGATATGTTATTGTTACTGTAGGTGATCCATTGGTCGTGGTAAATGCACTTGTAAGATCGGTTGTAGATTGGATAGGGTGTATGTCATAAAATACGCCACCTGAGTATGCATATAAGATTCTGTTTGTACCGATGATTGCGTATTTTCTACCTAAACTATTAACAAAATGATGTAACCCACGTCCTGCTCCTGTAAGCTCATTTTCATTAATGTTTCCTAACTGATTCCAGCCACCTATTTTTTCAGGAGATCCGTATCTAAATCGTACATTATCACAATCTATCCACTGACCCTCTGCACCGGTAGGTGTCATCTGTTTATTAATACCTGGAAGAAAGCCTAATTTTTGTAACATTTTATTGTTTTAATACCCATTTATTGTTTTGTAAAACTTTTTTATACCCTTTACCTAGGTTGCAAGATAATATTATCCTATCTTGATTTGATCGATTAGGCTGACTGTAGTGAACTACGTCAGAGTCAAAGATTATAATATCATCTTCTTCCACCTTTATCAATTGATTGTTTAAGATTAGATCACCGGAATTGATTGGTTTTTGTAGATAATATACACCGGATTTTAAGTTTCCATTATCACTACTCTTATGATGAGCGTGTGGTTTTACATAACCATTTGGACCATAAATATTAAACCAAAAGTCTAGTATCTCAAAACCTTTTCCAGCATGTAATAAGAATGCGTCCAATATAGGATGAAACTCTTTATGCTTACCATAGTTATACACAGTATCATAAGAAGATACCCCAAAAGCTACATGAGAATATATAGAAGAGTTTATACTTTTTATCTTATCTAAAAGTGGTTTTTTGTTTTTTATTTTTATCTTTGTCTGTATCATTGTAAATATTTAATCTTAGATATTCCTCCAAGGGATGACAAAAACTAGCTTTTAAATCCCAATCCTTTTTTCTTTTTTCTAACACATCAATAGATCGTTTCCAATTATCTTTAACGTTTTTAAAGTCATGAGAATATAAACCATATTTAAGTGTAGGTTCATCTGTAGCACCCCAATTCATTCCTGTTGCTATACATGCCCAACCACCATCTTTAGGATAGAAAAAATCATTAAACTTCCACCTATTTATATCTTGAAAGAAGCTATTATATTTTACATAATCTCTCTCTATTGAATAATTTCTTTTCTGTATATCTCGCCAATATTGTGTATCTGTTCTTTCTGATAAAGCATAGTGCAAAGCTACAAACTCAGCAAAGTTTTTAAAAAACGTATTACAAGTTACATTGAATTGTTCTTTTACAAACGCCGATATAGAATCTCTATTTAATACTCTAACTAATCTTGTTAAAAATTCATGTACAGATAATAGACCATTACTTTCTAAAGGTTCTATAAACCCTGCTGCCAAACCTATAGCACACACATTCTTTACAAATATTCTTTTATGTATACCTACTCTCATTTTTAAATTTCTAAAATTAAGATCATCTCTTTTTAAATATGATTTAAATTGTTCTAATGCATCTTCGTCAGATATATATTTATCAGAGTATACGTAACCTGTTCCCATTCTATTCCATAAAGGTATGTTCCATACCCAACCATTTTGTATAGCAGTGCAATTAGTATATCCAACTAACTCTTTCTTTTTATCTGTGTAAGGTAGCTGCGTAGCCCATGCAGAATTATTAGGTAATATATCTTCGTAGCTTTCAAAAGGTTCTTTCAAAGCTTCTCCTAACAACATAGATTTAAAACCAGTACAGTCTATGTACAAGTCTGCTGTTATTTCATTTGAACTTAAAATTAATTTTTCAATACCATCTTCATTTGTAGCAACACGCACAACATCATCAATGACAACTTCGCCACCTATTTCTTTAAATTTCTTTTCTAAAAACTGACCAAATAAAGCAGCATCAAAATGATACGCCGTATCTTCTTTAAAACAAAAATTACCTAAACCCAGATCCTTTTCTATTTTAGGATTTACAATTGTATTGTGGTTTACTAAAGACATGTTTGGAAAATATGTTTCTGCAAAATTACTTACATGAGTTTCAGGGTGTAGTATTTTTTTAAAATGCCAATCATTTAATCCAGCTATTGTATTTTCTAGATTAGCAACACCAAAGGGATAATGAAAACCACCGTCACCTAGTTTATTAAAGTTTTCAAATCTAATACTTAATTTATAAGAAGCATTACATTCTTTCATAAACTCGCTATCTTCGAGTCCAACCATAGAGAGCCATTGATTGATATGTCCTAATGTGCTTTCTCCTACACCAACTGTTGGTATGTTGTCACTTTTTATTATCGTAACATGTTTATCTGGATATACTTTTTTTAAAGTATAACCTGTCATAAAACCTGCGGTGCCTCCACCTAATACAACTATCTTGTTCATAATATTAATTCATTATCACAACTTCCTATTTTACCTTTTGGTAAAACATTAAAAGCTATTGAGTATCTTGTTTTGTTAGATTTATTTTCTAAAATTTTATGATAAGTACCACTTGGAAAAATTAAAAGCAAACCTGGTCTTGTATCTAAAGTATAGAACTGACTATTTCGAATGTTAGGATTTTGCAGAGGCACGTTAAAGTGTGGTTTGTTAAAGTTTTCAAAGTATATTGGACTGGTTTCTTCTTGTAAATAAAACACACCACTTAAAAAAGAATTAGAATGGTTATGTAAACTAGATTCTTTTTTACTTTTTGTTCTTGTAGACCAGGAGTTAGATATATTTAAATCACATTTATACTCTAGATATTTATAGGCATACATATCTAAGGCTTCTTTAAATTTATTTTCTAAAGGTTTATATTTTTTATTATTAAACAATTTATTGTTTTTAGAAATATCAGCTAGATTAGACTTGTTTGGGTCTGATAAATTATAGTCCTCTTTCTCAATAATTTTTAAATATTTATTACAATCAATATCTATTTGAAAGACTCCAATGTTTGTAGCAAATAATGAATAAACTTTATGCTGCATTAACCGTCCTTTACCTCACTATAATAATGCACAGGTAATCCATAATGTTCTCTTTTATCAAAAGCATTTTTTACATCAGCTGGATTATCAGCAAAACCATAATGTAAAAACAATTGAGCACATGTTTTATCTTTAAATTTATTTCTCCAATGTGGTAATTTTCTTCCATCATAAACAAGCATGTCGCCTTGTTCAAAATCTATTTTTACATTTTTATTATTTTCTTTTAAATATATTGGCCAAGTATCTCCTCCAATAAATATGGTACAAGAAACTTTACAAGATACTCTATCTGTATGTTTTGGTAACTTGTCTCCTTTTTGATACAGCCTTGCATAAGAATAAGTTGGTATAACCTCTTGTCCACAAAGCTCCGACATAGATGGTATAAATTTGTGTAGTATTACATCACATAATGGATCTCCATAAATACACCAGGTATCATCGCATATGTTGTCGCCGTAGTGACCAAATATAGATTCACTTTTTTTATAGTATTTCTTTTTTATCAAAGTATCTTGCACTTTTCTTTTTAAAAGAAGATAGTCATAAATAGTCTCTGCAAAGGAAGAGTGCAAAGCTCCTTTTATTAATTCATAATCTTTAACTAAATAACTCATACAAACGTACTTCCTCTATTCCACAATACTAATGAATACCTTGTGCCTTTTGTAACCGGGGTTACTCTGTGCCAAAGGTGAGAAGGAAAGACAATAACAGAACCTCTGTCTGATTCGTTACAGGTTATTATTTTTCTTTCATAATCAGGTCTGGTGTCGTCCATACAAAATTGTAACTTACCGTCTTCAAAATCTTTACTATCATTTAGTTGTACAGTCACAGATAATTTTCTTATCATTCCTGCTTTATCTGGATTAGGAAAAGAATCTCTATGCCAATTATAGTGTTGGCCTTTTTTATATATTGTAAATTGTATTTTTTCAGAAAACTTCCAATTAAAATTCCAACCAGAATTTCTATTAGCTGTATCAATTAAAGGGTGTAAGGCTTCATATATCCAACTATCGGTTAACCAAACTACTTGTGAGTTTCTTAATTTTTTTAAATTATCCACATACTCTTTATTTACTTTTTTAGGTTTATCTTCACCAACTAGACCTAATAGTTTTTGTTTTTTCAAAGCGTGATTAATTATTTTTTTACAAAACTTTTTATCTAAAGCATTGTTAAAATACCAGTAAGCAAATTTAAGATTCATTTATATGTAATACATTAATGCCGTAATAGAACATCTAGGTTCTTTTTCTTTGTTAGTAGTCCTGTAAGATTCTAAATGACTATTGTAAGCTGCCCATGTTCTAGGTTTTATAATATGATCATATGTTCTATCTAACATAGGAGGATCATCGTTTTCGATCATTAAAAAACCAGATCCATTTATAAAATATGTAGCAACCATTACAGGAGATTTTGATAAATCACTTCTATAATAATGATTTCTTCTTTGAGAAGACTCTCCAGGCATTTCAACATTTGCAAAAATACTATGTGAACTTAGACCCTGATAATCTGGTTTAATTAATTTAAACTGTTCCATGACTAAATTAGTTACCCAACCTATATGTTTATTGTGTGTAATTTTTATATCTGGATTGTCGTCTTTTCTATTTTTGTAATCATCTAAAATTACTTCTTTCAATAGATCATCATTAACTAATGAATCTTTTTCAAGCTTATCATAAGCTATAAATGTTTCAGAAAATTTATATTCTTTTAGCATTTGTAATTAAATGACAGTACCTTTCTATTTTTCTTTGACATGTTCTGTAATACTTCATGTTTTAACCAAGCAGGAAAAATAATCAAGTTTTTTTCTTTGCAGGGTAACATGTATTTACTAGCGTTGTAATCGTTAAACTTGTTAATACTTTCTCTGTATAAATAAGGTTCTACATCGTTTGGATTGTAAAAAACAATATCTCCAGAATTTTTTGGTACATCTATATAAAAAGCTCCTGATATTGTTGAGTGTGGATGACTGTGAATTTTATTATAAGCTTTTGGTGGATTTACAATATACCAAGCATTATCAAAAAAAACTTCTTTTAGATTTAAAAGATTAGTTGAATACTTATATACTTCTGCATCTATCAATTTAAATAAAGATTTTAAAGGTTCTACTGTAATATCTAAAAATTCACTGTGGTACCCTCCCGAATTACTTTTTGTTATGTTTTTGTTTTTATAAATTTTACAAAAAGATTTTAATTTAGATGTTGAAACATCTAACTCTGTAACAGTTACAGGAGTCTTAAATAAGTCTATCTTTGCCATTTCTTTCATAGTTGATATTTATTATATTTTAGTATATAAGTCAACCTCATGAAAGATACAATATACGAGATATTCCCGACTGCCATATTTAAAACAAATATGAACAGACGTCTTACAAACAAGGAAAAGAAAATAGTTGATGATAATCATCTTGAACTAAATAATAATTTTGGAAATAGAACTTCTAAGAACACATATGTTTTGGAAGAAAAAAACTTTAGTAGTTTAAAAAAGTTTGTAATCTCTGGTTTAAAAAAATATTACAAAGATGTATTAAAAGTAACAAACTGCAAACCTTTTATAACAAATTCATGGATTAATTTTACAACAAAAAATGAATGGCATCACCAACACAATCATGCCAACAGTTATGTTTCTGGTGTTTTGTATTTAAATGTAGTTGAGGATATAGATCAGATAGTTTTTCATAAATCAGAGTATTTAAATTTTTCTTTTAATACAAAAGAAACAAGTCAATACAATAGTAATATATGGAAGATAAATATTCAAAACGGTGACTTAGTATTGTTTCCATCTCACCTTCAACATGATGTACCTTTTAGAAAACACAACAGCACTAGAATAAGTTTAGCTTTCAATAGCTATTTTAAAGGAGTTGTTGGTGAAGATTATAAATTAAATAAATTAATTATATAGTGTCCCAAGCAGAAGTAGAAGCATTCCACTTTTTAGTTCCATCATTTGTAACGTAAGTGTTTTCACTTTCGCTCCATTCGAATAGAATAATTGCTGATGGATCTGTACTATCAGCAGGGTCTTTTAAAACTGTTGGATAAGATACAGAACCTACCCATTTAGCGTTTGTTGTATCTAAAGTCCAAGAACTGTATGGTTTTTGAGGTAAGAAAATATCATTTGTTGGATCATATGTTCCGCCTATTGTAGCGAAGTTTCCTCTAAATGGTGTTCCTCCTAATAAATGAACATTGTATTGTGTGTTATAAGAAGTCTGTTTCCAATTTGTATAACCAGTAATTCCTGTAAGATATTCAATTCCTTTTGCTTCAGTTTCACTGTTAGCATTGTCTACAACATGAACTGCTAATACTTCGTTACTGCTATTTAATTTTGCGTAGTGTGCCATAATTATGCCGTGTATGTCCCATCTCCTGTGAAGGTGTGGATTGTATCTGTTCCACTTGTTGTTTTAGTTCCGCCTGATGAGTCTGCAGGTCCTGCTGCATGTCTTAAAATTACAATTCCAGATCCGCCAGAGTTTCCTGCTTGTCCGTTTCCTTGGCCTCCGCCACCACCGCCTCCGGTGTTTGCAGATGCTGCACTATTTCCGCTCGCTCCGCCTCCTGAACCTCCTGATCCAGCGCCCGAAGCTCCTCCGCTTCCTTTTCCGCCGCCTCCGGCTCTAGCCACAGGTGATCCATTAATAGTAGAAGTTCTTCCAGCTCCGCCATTTCCATTTCCAGCGTCCGCAGGTGATCCTCCACCAGATGCTCCTCCGCCACCTCCAGATCTATGTGGTCCACCAGCTTCTCCGGCTCCGCCATTATTTCCTTGTGATGGAGTTGTTGAAGGTGTGTTTCCTGCTCCTCCCGCGCCTCCTGACCATGCGCCTCCGCCACCTGATCCGCCGGCTCCTCCGGCTTCGTTAGAATTTCCTCGGCCACCTTTTCCACCACCAGCAGATGTGATAGATGAAAAAACTGAAGAAGAACCGCCGCCTGAACCGCCGCCTCCTCCGCCTACTGTAATACTGTAATCTTCACCTGGATCTACTAATATTTCTGATACTGAGGGTTCATCGTAAGACCCGGTATTAAAAGATGTTCTATATCCTCCGGCGCCACCACCTCCGCCGCCATCTGCAAAAGCAAATGAAGCTGGGCCGCCACCTCCACCGCCACCAGCGACTACTAAATAATCGATTGCGTAAGGACCTTGGCCTGCTCCACCAGAGCCGAATCCCAATACTTGATATCCGAAACCTCTAGTTTTAGGTTTTACTTCACGTTTTTTATTTTGACCGTGTTGGTTTTCTAGGTTGTCTAGTTTGTAATCTTTCAACTTTTACTCCTATTATGCGTCGTTAGCCAGGTCAGTAGTGAAAAATAATTTAATTCCTAGTAATCTTGCATCAGCATTTAAATCATCTGCAGATACATCTCTTGACACTTGGAAAAAAACATACTCATTATCACCAGGTGATCCTGCAATTGTTACTGCTCCACTTTCAGCTGCAACATCTAAATCATTAGATGTTCCACTGTGAGCTTTTGCTGTTGCAACAACTTGTGTTCCAAACGCTGTGTTTAAATCTCCACTGTCAGCTAAAGCTACTCCAGATAGTCCCCATGCTGTAGTTCCAGTGTCTGTTGAAGTTGCTGTAAAGAAAGCTTGAAAAGTTACTGTGCCTGCATTCCATGATTTAGGAAATGCTACAGCAAACTGTGCAAACTCATCTGAATCTTTATCAAAATCTAAAACTTTTATTTCAGGTCCATTAGATAATTCTACTTGTGCCGCTTCTGCTCCATTTGTAGAGTTAGGGTACATAGCAACTGCAGGAATCCATATAGTTTCTTTACCTGCAACTTTTACTGCAGAACCGCCCGCTTGAACAACGCCAGTTCCGTTAGGTGCAATATTAATGTTACCATCTGCTCCATCAGTAATTGTTATTGTACCTGAGTTAGTTCCTGAGTTTGTATCTAATACAAGATCATGCGTGCCACTTGTTGTAAGCGTAGCTGCAGCTGCTCCTGTTCCAATTCTTGTTTCTCCAGAACCTTTTGGTTTAATATGAATATCAACATTTGTTTCTCCACTTGCACCTATGATTGGTGGATTACCTGTTGCAGCATTAGTTACTTCTAATTCATTTACTGCTGAACCTGTTGTTTGAAATATAATTTGTTCCGCTCCATTTGCATCTGCAATAAAACCTCCATCTACAATTTTTGGAGCTGTTAAAGTTTTGTTTGTTAAAGTTTGTGTTCCTGTAAGTGTTACGTCACCAGATGGTAGTTCAAGTATGTCTGGGTTTGTGCCATCATTTGCTGTAGCGAATACAACTTTTGTTTCTCCACTACCAACAGCTACACTTGATCCTGATCCAGAAGCATATTTAAAAGTTACTATTTGTGATCCACCTGTTGAATTTTTTAAAAAATAAAAAGTTTGAACATCAAGTGGTATTGTTACATTTCTTCCAGCAGAAATAGTTCCTGTAAACTCAATCATTCTGTGTGCAAGAGCTGCACCAGTTGAACCGTCTGAAACTGATAGTGTAGTATCCCCTGAATCGGAAACAGCTTGTTGTATGAAACCGCCTGATATTTGTTCTATAATTTGTAAATTTGTATTAGTTTTTGTCCCCCAAGTTCCAGCGTTTTCACCGGTTGCTTGAAGTTCAACACCTAGTCCTGTGTACGTTGATGCCATAATCTTTTATCTCCTAATTAGAAAAATTCATCTTCTATGCAACATCACTATAACTTGTATTAGAACCTGTGTCAACTGCTTGATATGCTTGAATTCCAAATCTATTTGAAGTGCCTAATTCCGCTATAGAAGCTGTTGCAGATACTCCAGTTAATCCTATTACATCCGCTGGTGCAATAGAACCCACAGAAGCTGTTGCTGAGACACCTGTTAATCCTATTACATCCGCTGGTGCAATAGAACCCACTGCTGAAGTTAATCCAAAACCAGTAGGTTGTACAACAGGACTTGCAGATGTTGTTATTGATCCTACAGCTGTTGTTGCTGAAACACCTGTTACACCTATTACATCTGCCGGTAAAATAGAACCAACACTTGCTGTTGCAGATACTCCAGTTAATCCCATTACATCATCTGGTGCAATAGAACCGACACTTGCTGTTGCAGATACTCCAGTTAACGTTTGTGTTATATCTCCAATAATGTCTGGAGCTCCAACACTTACTGTTGCAGATACTCCGGTTAATCCTATTATGTCTCCAACTGTTAGTGAACCAACACTTGCAGTTGCTTGTACACCTTCTAATAAAATATCTCCTTGAATGCCCCAAGCATCATCATTCCAAGCTGCTCTACCCCATCCAGTATTTATTTCCGCTGTTACTGTAACTGATCCTACTGCTGTTGTTCCAACACCAGCACTACTTAATGTTACATCTAGAGAACTTTCTCCCCAGTTTTCATCACCCCAACTATCGGATCCCCAACCTTGTTCAGGAAAAGCGTCTACTGTTCCAACACTTGCTGTTGCAGATACTCCAGTTAAAGAAGCTAAAGCTACACCAGACTGCCATGAGTTTGCATTCCAAGTATTATTACCCCATGTACTTGTGCCTATAAAAGCAGAACCGCCCATTAAAGAGTGATTTGAACAATAGTAATATAAACTATCAGGAGCGTCTGACGCTACAGTTATTTGAGTATAAGCCCCGGAATTTCCTGGAGTTCCATTGGTTGTAACTCCCGTAGTATATTCGCTTCCTCCAGAATGAGTTCCGTTGAATGTAGTTGAAAGTCTTAAAGGATGATATTCGTTTGAAGAATCAGATTGATCAAATTTATATACTCCAGTTTTTGAAAAGAAAAGAGTGTCTTGTCTTACACCATCAATAAAATATTTATTACCATCATCTGTACTTACGACGGTAACTGTAAATGTCGTAGTAGACATAAGAGTTTACCTCCTATGCTATTCTTATGATTGCGTTAGTTGCGTCTGCTGTTGGGAATTGAATTGTAAAAGTTCCACTTGTTACAGTTTTATCTCCACCGAATGCAATTACTGCACAAGCAGGGTCTCCTGAAGCTGAATCATTATAAATTAATGCACCATTAGCTGTAAAAGTTGCGCTTGAATAACTTACATCGTTAAAGTCACAGACTGCTGTTGTGCTTGATGCAACAGGAGTCACACTTGTTAAAGTTGCGCCACCGGCTGTGTAAGCAGTTCCTGATGAATTTGTAATTTCGTTTGATGTGCCATAAGCTGTTGTACCTGCACCTAAAGATGCTGAACTTGTGTACAATGCTATTTTGAAAGTGTTTCCAGTTGTAGCTGTAAAATTGTGAACTCCTTTTAGGACTTCAACTTTAAAACTTGTGCATACTGCCGATGTTATTGCCATAATTTTATTCTCCTACGGGTTTGCTGAGGTAACTGGTATTCTAACTGCTCCGTCTGTGTAGTCGTCTCTTCGTCTTCTACCAACTTGCTCATTAGCAAACTTCTGTACCTCTTGTTTATATTTATTTTCATATAATGTCAACATATCAATTGGGCCTTTTAAGAAGCCATAAGTCTCTGACAAACAGCAGTATAACAGGCCATTAGGAAAATTCAAACTAATATAATTAGTCTGATTACTCGATTCCAAAGTAGCTGGCATGACATTAAAATGAACTCTAAATTTATAAGTAGTATCAGGAACTGGAGCAAACATCATTCTTCCTGATGTGGTATCTGTGTTTCCAGTTGCGCCACCAAACATAGCATAATATTTAGGTTGTCCTCTTTTTGCAGTTTCTGTTGATGGGACATATTCTTGAAGATAAGAAATATCTTTTTTTTCTAACCAAACATTATTTCCTGTTATATCAGAAGTTGAATCATAGACCTGGATTCCTCTAATAAATAAAGCTCCCGCTGGAGCATTAATAGTTTCTTGTCCAGTAATTAAATTACCTTCTTCTTGTTTTCTATCAGAATCAATCGGAACATCTCTCATGATTCTATATTGAGCATTTAAAATTATATTTTCTAATACTGCAGTCGTTAACACGTTAGAATCTGTTTCTGTGTAGTTTCTAATATTTGTAACTAAATCTGAATAACTTATACCAGCCATTATTGTTCCTTATGTTTCCTTAAAATTTTTTGTTGTTTAGCTGTTAGCTCAACAACTTCTTTTTCTTCTTCTTGTCTTGTAGGTTTAAATACACTTTTAATCCAATTTAAAATTTTTTTAATCATCCTTCAATTGTTATGGGTCCAACAGAACAACCATAACCTCCTCCTTTTATACTCCCAGTTGTAGCAGTATCTGAATTAACTGTAAAGAAGAAGAAATTTGAAACTAAATAATCAGTTGTACCTCTTCCTGGAGTTCCGTCTCCTGTATCAGGAATATATTTTCCTGTTGTAACAGCATATCCTGAACCTTGTCCTATTTGTGCACCTGTTATTCCATCAAAGTTAGGAATTGTTGCATAAGCAAAAACAGGACTACCCGCAGCACCACCATTTGGATTATAGGGTGTACCTGTTCCAGGTGATAGTGTAGGAGGTCCTCTAAATAAATACGTTGTACCATTTGTTAAACCATGTCCAGGTGAAAATACATTTATAATTCCAGAACCTGCAGCATAAGTTTCAAAACCATTTTCTGTAATCATAACAGTTGTTACTGGTTCAGTTCTATCACTTCTAACATTTCTTAATGCAATACCATCTGCAGAAAGAGGTTTTGGTTCTAGTTGTGGCTGCTTTGGTTCAAATTCAGAAATATGTACAAACGCACCATTCCATTCTCTAACCATTTCTCTATATGGAAACTCCATACCAGACCTGTCTGAAATTGCTTTTGAACGTTTTCCTGTTGCATAGTTTGCCATTATTATGTTCCTGGGTAATAAGCTTTGGGTGTAATATACGTACTAGAAGCTGAACCATCTTCTGCAAGTGCTCTTGCTAATTCATCTTCATAATATAATTTCATTTGTTGAACTAGTTGTGGTGCATATTTTTGTGCAAGATAAAAAGCTAAACCTGAAGTCATACAAGGAACAAATCTAAATGGTATGTCTCCTGCATTTGTATAATCTCCAACGTCTTGAATTCTTTTAATATAATAAAAATGCATATCCTTAGATGCATTTGTTGAATCTGGTGTTGGATAAATATTAATACTAACATGATCAATAAATCTTTGGACCCAATATTGATTAGGTGTTCCTTTAGATAACTTATTAGAGAAACCTGCATAAGAAGATCTATCTACTTTTGTCATCGGACTATCTGATTGAGTTGTTTGAGTTCTATTAGATCTTAATTGTGCTTCAAGGACATCGGACATTCCGTATACACCGTTTGGATTTGATGTAGCACTTGTGCCATCTGAACTAGCTCTAAAGAATTTATATTCAGATTGTCCTTCAATTAAATCAAGATCAAGTTCATCTATTTCCCAATAGTGAATACCTCTATTACCCCACTCTTGAAATAAGATGTTAAGAGATCGTCTTGCAGATTTAAGTTGATAACCTGCTACAGAATTTAATCCAATACGTTCAAAAGCATCTTCTATTATTTCTTCAATAGAAAATGTTTTATCAAACGTTGTAGTGCCCGAGGTAGTATTAGCCATTTAACCTCCTAGCCAGTATATCCAATAGTAACTGATGTTGTATTGGTTAAATCTAAATATATTCCAGTTCTACATCTAATACCACTTCCTGGTACGTAAATGTCTAACCCTTCAGTTCCACAATTACCTTCGAATACTAAAGCCCCAGAAGCACTAGTTCCATCATAAAGTTTGATGTTACTATTAGCTACGCCTTCAACTTGAATATAAGTTATTCTAGCTGGTCCAATAAATGAACCTGAAGCGTCTGTTGCTTTACCAAATCTACCGTCAGAAGTTCTTGTAGAAAACTGTTGATCTGATGTTGCCATATTTGTTTCTCCTTAAAATTAATATGTGGGGCCGAAGCCCCACACTAATTATTTATTACGATGCAAATGCAAATGCACCAGTAACTTGAGTTGTTTCTCTAGCTAATGATGACGCGATGTGCCACGTACCTGTTTCATAACAAATGAAAGCAATCTGTCCACCAACAGTCAACAAGTTTGTTGTTGCGTTAGCTGGAGTGAAAGTCAATTTAGTTTCACTTGCTGCTGAAGTATCAAAAGCTACTTCATTCGCTGCTCTTGATTCAATAACTGAACCAGTTGCCCAAACATCTGTACCAGCTGCATCAAAAACTAATGTTGCTGTTCCACCAGTTGTGTCAACCGCTTGCGCGTAAACTACAACTGTTCCTGCTGTTGCTGCAGGTAATGTACAAGTTGCAGCTGCTGCACCTGTATAGTTGATTATAGAAATAGTGTCTGCTGCTAGTGTAATAGCAGTAGCTGTTGCTACATCTGATACTGATAAACCAGTTAAGTCAGGCATACCTGAACTCATTCTAGTTGTTACTGCTCCAGTAGACGTATTTTTAGTCGCTACTTGAAAGCCTTTTTCCGAACGTACCGGTCCGTTAAACGTAGTTGATGCCATAATTATATCCTCCTAGTTATCGAACATAGTCTCTAGGCCGTCGACTATACGCGTCTATGTTCTAATTAATTGTATAGTAATAAAACTATATACTAGTTTTTAGTAGAGTGCAAGAGAGCCTGTAATGTGAATGTGATTTATTCAACGATGTAGCTTTTTACTAAGTAGCTACAGAAACTTGCGGAGCTGCACCTTCGACAGTATTCTGTCTGTGGGCAATAGCTGCTTCTTCCAGCTTAATGTCAGTAATGACTTTTTTAACTTTGTAGATGCTCCTGTTCCCACTTCAACTCCAAGGACCTTTTTTGTTTGTATAGGTCTTGTATCATCAACAACCTCCTCATAGGTTATCCTGTTTACTCGGTCATCATATGAATTTCCGAGATATTCCCAATTTATACTCTTTTCTCCCAACTTGTCAAGGATCGATTCTTCAAGAGAAACAGCATTATCTTCCGCTAAAACGTTAAATTTTGCGTAATGATCGTATGCCCAGATTGTAATTGTGAATTTTTTCATAATACTTCTATATCTCCAATAAATATGTTTAATGTCAACCTTTCTTTAAAAGAATTTAAATTTGTAATACCATGGTATTTTTTACCATCGTAAGATACCATAGAATTAAACTCATTACCAACAATGATATGTTTTTTTTTATCTTTATTAAATAAAGTTGTACCTGATTTTATATCACCTTCTGATAAATAAACCACACCAGCTATTGCCATATTTTGGTCATAATGAAAATGTGTTTTACCTTTTTGTCCTTTTTTTATCTTACTAAAATAAACCGATGTATTATTAAATCTACATTCATTCGTTGTGTAATAATTTCTAATAACTTTATTAACTATTGTACAAAATAAATCGTAGTTAGTTTCATGTAATGATTTAGTTCTTAAACCAGGCCAGTTATCTTTTTTCTTTGGTGGATAATATTTTAATTTTTTAGATATATTAATTATATCTTCAACATTATCAAAAAAGTTTTCTTTTACTATTGTTGTGTACATTTCTCTTTCTAGTTGTGGCGGAACAATGTCCGCCACAAAAATTTACTTATTACGCTGCTCCAGATACTCCGAAGATACCTCTAGGGTCTGATACTCCAAACGAGTATCTTTCTCTAGCTTTGTATCTAACGTTTCCAGTATCGAAGTCACCTTCCATTGCAGTTGTCAATGGAGCTCTTGTGAACATTTTCATACCATTTGGTACGTCTGTTAAGATAAAGAATGCATCTGTATCAGTTAGGTAATTGTTCACTCTATAACCTTGAGGAACCATACCCATAGATACGATTGCATTGATATCGTTATCAGCTGTTCCAGTTCTACCTTGAGATTTCATCAATCTCTCAGCTGTAAACTGAAGCTCAGAAGGAATAATCATTTTTACTCCTCTTGCTGCAACTCTTAGACCTCTTTCGTCAGTCATTTGACCGATGTCGATCAAAGATTGCTCTAACGAAGTTTCGTTAAGATCTGCTTGTGTAGTCAGAGTATTTTGGAAAGACCCTGATACAGTCGAGTGTGATGTACTAAATAAATTAGCACCGTCACCAGAAGTGAAACCACCACCGAAACCATTAATTAATGGTTCAACAGCTTTAACTTGTTTCGCATTCGACATAGATCTTGCTAAAGCTTTTGTATATCTAGACGCAAGTCTGTCATACAAATTGTCCTCAATCGCTTCTTCAGTGATTGCGAACGCTAAAGCTACTGTCTCGTGAGTGTAACGAGCAGTGAAAGTTTCCTGTGCTTCATCAAATGAAACTCCAGAACCTTCACCTTTTACTTGTGCGTTTCCGAATCCAGATAACATAACTTCTTCTTCAAAAGCTCTGTCGCTGTTTTCGTTAGTATAAATCTCAGCATGCTGATTTTCATACCTTTTATATTCCAAGCCGAACAGTGCGTTCAAACCTGGCTCTAGTTCTTTAACTAGTTGTGATCGTGATATTGCCATTTTTGTTCTCCTATTCTAGCTTTACGATTGTAGCTCTATTAGATTAGCAACTACTACTACTGATGCGAAAGCTGCACCAATATCTTCATTTTCAGGATCTTCAGCAGATCTTAATAATCTCCATGAAGCTCCATCTGCACTTGTGTCACCTATATCTAATGTCGCTGAAGACTTACCAGTGGTATCGCTACCAGCAGTAGTATTCATGTCATAAGTTTCTAGGAAACCAGCTTGTGCTACAGTTGCGTCTGTTGCTACTACATATTGTTGTTGAGGGTTATCGAATACAAAAGCATCCGTGTCTTCACTGTTAGCAGGCGTGATTGTTGCAATGTAAGCATTCGCAAACGTCGGCTTTAAAGTTGTAGCCGCGTTGTAGAATATTCCATTCAATACGCCAAGAATCGGAGTATCAGTTCCCTGACCTTCGACAATGTAACCAGCAGCAGAAGCAACGGCACCACCATTGTATATAGTAGTTCCATAACCAGCATCGATTTTGTATTTACCTTGCCCAGAAGTCGCTGGAGTTGATCCAAGCGTTCCTGCAGCAACTAAACCAAAACCTTGTGTGTTTCTATTTGCCATAGTTGTTTCTCCTTATGTACCTGCCCCGAAGGGCCTCCAGTACGGTTTATATAATTCAGTGATTTAAAAATTACTTTTTAGTACCACCGAAGGTTACACGAGACTGCCTTTCAACATTGATCGGCATCCTCTTATCCTGCTCCCTCATAAGATCATTGTTTACAGCATCGCTACGTTCTTGATGTCTATTCAACATGTAGTCGTTTCGTTGCTCAATTATCTCTTCGGGTACCTTCGCAAGGAGAAGGCCACCTACCCCAATTACCCCTTTGTATTTTCCTTCTTCAAGGACTGGATAATCACTTGCGTTTTCGACTTCTTCGGCACGAACTAATTCATAACCTTCTCTTAATTTTCCAGTTATGTTTTTCGTATCTTGAAATCCTACGACTTCAGCTCTTATCCATCTATACCTGAATCCATCAGGCGCAGGGGGTGCATCTAGAGAAGATGGTGGAACCCACACTTTAGGTCTCTCAGATTTTGACCGTGTTTGGCTCGCACGAGAAGTATTTTTTTCGTCTTTTGTCATGTTACGCTCCTTGGCACACCTAATTTTTTAGCTATTGCTACCTGTGAAGATGTGAGTCTCACAGTTTTGCGACCAGGCTTTACGCTTCTTGTAGCAGAAGCCACTGTCTGAACAGGGGCGGCCGTTTGCTTAGTTTCAGTATTACCAAATTTATGTGGAAAGTCAATCTTAATTCTCTTGTCAACTTCCGCATAATACTCGTCAGAACTTGGATCGTACCCTTCTTTTTCAGTAAGATCCTTATGAATCTCAAACGCAGTGTAAGTCATTGCTCTATCAGACCCAAACCATGAGTTTTTTGCAGCCCATGCTTCAGCTCTTGGATCCGGATTAATCGGATCATCTCTTTGAGGAATGTTTACATTATTTGCTTGAGATAGTTGTTGTACAGGCTTCTCTTCCTGTGTTTTTTGTCTACCCTCTTTTGCCGATTCAAGTTTTGCATTCTCAAACGCGAGTGTCGCAATTCTCTTATTGGCTGCAACCTGAGCTTCTGCATTACCTGATTCAATAGCTGCAGCTAATTCTTTTTGTGCAGACTCTAAACCTGATGATATAGTTGTCTCAAATTTTTTAATGTAATCAGAATCCGTTTTTTCAAAACGTTTTTCTAATACTTGTCTTTTCTCTTCTACAGCTTTTGCATACTCAACAGCAGCTTGTTCTCTTCTCTCTGCTTCTCTCATTTTACGAGTTAATTTCGCAATACGAGATTGTACACCTTTGCTGTAATCTTCTAACTCACTATCGTCTTTTTTTTCTTCTAACTTTGTTTCTCGTTCGTTTTCAAATGTTTTATCTGTTCCTTCGTCATTTGTTTCCGGCTGTTCAATTACAGCCTCATCTTTTGTTTCTTCAATGTCTATTGTAGCATCAGGTCCTGATGTATCAATAGGTACTGTTTTTTTATTTTCTTCTGGCATAGTTACTCCTTCCTATGTTTAGAACTCATGCAAGATGTCCTCTGGACTATCAATTGTTGCTAACACTTCATCGTCGTTTAGCAGACGCATTTCCCCACCATCTATTTTGATTCGGCTACCTGCATATCTTGCAAACATAACCCAATCTTTCTCCTTGCACCATGGACCTTCAGGATATCTCTCTTTATCCTTATAACATTGTGGGCCCATAGCTAATACTAATCCAACTTGAGATGCAACTTGTTGTCTCTCTATAGTTGTTTCAGCTAATACTAATCCACCTTTAGTTTTTTCTTTCATCTTGAAAGGTAAAACTATCATCCTCCACCCAGTAGGTTTTGGTAATTTAGGTTCTTTCTCTTCTTTTTTCTCTGATTTTTTTACACCAATAATATCATTGTTTGGTGTTAATATCGATGACTGTTCCTTTTTCATTTTGCTCCTTGTCTTCTAGCAGGTTAGAGAGTTCCTGTAGTGTTGCCTCGTAGGCGTTTATTTGTCCTATAATATACTTGTAATTTTCCATACTGTCAACCCCACCGGATGTAACTGACATGGATAAAGAATCTATTCTGACTCTTAAAAATCTAAGTAATTTATTGATTGTGTTTTCTAATTGCATTTAACATTTCCATCTTCTCCGTGCCTGTCTTAGTCTTGAATTTGGATTAGCCGCAGCTTTAGGAAATTGTTTCATTTGTCCTGCACTTCTTGCGCAGTAAGATTTTCGCCTGTTAGCGGCAGCGGACCCTTTTTTAACTTTACCGGTCACAGCTGTTTTTAATTTAGAACCGGGATTTTTTCTTCTATAGGCAGCGACACCGGCTCGTGTCATACCTGCTCCAGACTTTGTAGATCTGAAATTCTTTTTATTTCTTGCTGGCATATTATCTTGTTTTCTCATTATGCAAATGTCTTTACGTTAGTTGGTTTACCGCCAGGGTTACCTGCAGCTCGCTTTCGTTTGACAGCACTCGCCTTCTGCGAACTTGACATCCGTGTGGCTTTTGCAAGTGGGACGCATTTCGGATACTTCCTCTTTGAGCCTTTGCTTCTTCCGCATGGTTGATATTTTCCGTCTTTCTTCGGTGCTCCTATGTCTACCCATTTGTCTGCTACCCATTGACGTAATCCTCCTTTAGAAAAGTGCGTACGCATTACGAATTCTTTCCGTAAGCTCTTCCTTTGCCTTTTATGGCTAACTTACATTTAGAACCATTCTTGTAACCCATTCGTCCACCGTCTTTAGATTGACCTCTTTTTTGAGGTTTTGGATCAATTTTTTTAAAATCTTTCTTTTTATCATTTCTAATATTGTCAACCATTTCTGGAAATTCTCTTTTATATTTATTGGCAGCTTTGTTTAAATTATCCGGATAAAATATATCTCCCGAAACAGCTATTTTAGTTGGATGTAAAGGATGATCATCATCAAAAAATCTATTTTGTCTTTGTTTAGCTCTTGAAACTATACTTTTTACTTGTTCTTTTTTTGATAAACCTGATTGTCTTGTTTTCATTACGAATTCTTTCCGTAAGCTCTTCCTTTGCCTTTAATAGCTAACTTACATTTACTACCCATTTTATATCCCATTCGTCCACCATCTTTGGCTCCTTGAACATAGTTTCTAATTGATTCAGCGGATCTTTCTTTATTAGGTGTTCCCATAATATTTCCACCTTTGTCTTTAACATCACCTTTTGCTTTAGATTTTTTCTTACTTATAAGTTTATTTCTTACAAAAGGGTCTTGTTCTTTTGCAATTAAATCATCAATATTTTTTGATGTTGGGTAACTAGATAAATCTGTTTTAATTTCTTTTTTTCCAGGTTTTTTCTTACCAAATATTTTTTTTCCAAATTCTTTTAAAACTTTAAATTTTGACATTATACTTGTCCTCCTTTAAGGTATTTCATTCTAGTCATATCCATCATTCCACCACCCATAGCTTTTTTTCTTCCGCCTGGTTTGATTTTTCCTGAACATACTCCTGATGCATACATATTAGCATATGCTGATGGATACACTTTAAATTTTCGCTTCGCTGCGGCTTTACCTTTAGGACAAAGTTTAGCCATTATCTATTCCTTAATTTTTTAAAATCAGCACCGTCAATCTTATTTGGATTACCCGCTAATTTTGCTATCTTCATTTGTTTTGGTGATAAGTTTTTCTTTTTTGGTGCAAAAGTTTCTTTTATTTTTTGCACGTTTGTTTTTTTAGGATTAGGGCTACCGAATCTTCTACCAATTCTGCCACCATTAGCTTTTTTCTCTAAAGATTTTTCGTACTTATCATAAATTTTTGATACTTTTTTACCAGCATCTCTTTTAATTTTAGATTTTGCTTCATTAGATACATTTGGTCCTGCTTGTTTATCAATAGATTTATTTATATCTTGTTTTGTATCAAATCTTTTCTTTAAATTTTTTGCAGGTTTAACTCCAACAATTGTATTGATTACTTTTCCAGTATCTTCTCCTGTTGATTTTCCAAATTTAAATAAATTATTAAATCCTCTAAAATATTTATTAGCCATTATTTTTTTCCTCCGTTTCTAAAAATCTGTGTACCCTTTATACCATAAATACTCGCGACCACAAGGATCCATAAATTTGTGAACCATCCCGGAAGCGCCGCGAAGTGTTCGAAGAACACGTTCACCTTCTCCATAGCTGACGGATCGTCACTTACAACTGCCCAGGCCAAAATTGCTATTGGCGCCGACAAAATTATCAAAACTGCCTCGTCCTTCCAATCTGATTGTCTAGCCTCAAGGAGTTTACCTTGGTAAGCTTCTTTTCCTTCGGCCATACGAGATGCATGCATAAGCTGTGCATCTGACATAGCTATTTTAGTCTTCTGCTTGTTAGCATAAATCTTACTTCCAGCAGAGACGGCTAGTTTAATTGCCGATAACCACATAATTTAATACCAAGTAGCAGTTTTTTTCTTTTCAGCTAGCATTCTTTTAGTACCTCTAACTTTTTCCTTGTCTCCAGTAGGAATATAGTTGAAAGCACCATCAGCTGTAGTCTTAGATCTTGGATCTATCTCTACATTCTGACTTGGAACTGCCATTTGTTTTGATTTTTTATAGTTCATCATAATATTATCTCCTTAACATTAATTATCGTCCATTACAACAGCTGCTTGATCAATTCCTGACTTTGCAAGACTGACTCCAGCTCGTAATTTTGCTAAATCTTCGTTTTGATCTAGTTTATCTTCTGAAATTTCTTGCGCTTGCATTAATTTTGCTCTCGCAAGGTCTTCATCAACCTTATCAGCGTTCTTTTTACGCTCATTTTCCATTGCACGTAGGTCAACTTCACGTGATTTTAGTTTTAAAAGAGGATCATTGTCAAATTGTGACGTAATTTCCTTTTCTTCCTTCATATATTCTTCAGTCATCTCTGCAATTAAGATAGCTTTTCTAGATTCTACCTGATTTGTCATTGCTTGAAGCTGTGCTTGCAGTTGTGGATTAGTTGCTGCTTGTTGTTGCATCATCATCATCTGTTGCATTTGCTCTCTGAACTCTAATTGTACCTGTTCTTGTGCCATCAAACTAATATGTTCTAAAATATTTTTTTGTATTGCACCCATTACTGCAGGATTGTTTCTAACAATGTTAGTTGACATAAAGTTTAAGTGAGCTGTCATGTGTGCTCTGTGATCTTGACCAGGAAACGCTTGAAAAGGTTTGCCACCCAAAGCATTAATGTGTTCTAAACTTGGGTCCATCGGTGCTGTTGGCGCCGGCGGTGGTAAAACTGCATCAACATCTTTTACACCTATTGCATTATACATATTTCTATAGATTTGATACATGTTATGTAATTGTGGATTAGATGTTGCGATTTGTAATTGTGTTTGTGCTAAAGTTATTCTCTGACTCATTGAGAATATATTAGGGTCAGCTACAGGAATTACATCAACTCTATTATCAAAGTCAGCTTGTTTAATATTTCTTGCACCACCTACAACATCGTATGGATATTCTGGTGGTAAATATTGTGAAACAATTTTAGATAATAATCTAAATTCATTCTTCATTGCTGCATAACATCTTTTGTGAATTGCAGACATTACACGTGAACCTCTTTCAAGAAGTGCAACTGTTGTACCAACAGCCGCTGCTTGATTACCGTCACCCACTTGCATATCAGCAATACTCGCGAATCTTTGACCAGCTTGTACTACAATACCAAGTAAGTTTAATAAAGTCTGTGATGGTTCTTTGTAAGGTAGTGGGAAGAACGCATCTCTTAAATTACCTCCTGGTGCATCTACATCTTTAAATTCACCTGGTTGTATTGGAGCTGCTTCATCTCTAACTCTAACACCTCTTTGTTTAAATCCTGCTGGCAGGTTTGATAATGTACCTGCATCTAATAATTGACGGAGAGCCGCCGTTGCCGTACGACTCAATCCGCCAATCATGTGAATGAGTCCAAAGCCATAAAATCCTAGTCCTGGCAGAAATTTAAAATGGACAAAATATTGGATTTTATTTTTCTTTAGATCATCGGGCGCATAGTTTCGTCTGATAGACAAAACTTTCCTATTGCCTTCTTCTACAGTTACTATGTAGGGCAATTTTATTCCAGTTGGCTCACCTTCAGGTCCAACTTCTTCAAAACCTTCTAAGTCTAAATTTACATGACACTCTAACAAAGTATACATTGGTTCATTCTTACCTGTTTTCTTTGTGCCATCTAGCTCACGTTCTTTTTTATCAAGTTCATTATTTGTGTCTGTGCCTGGTGCACCTAGTTCTATATCTCTATAGAAACCATTAACTTGTTGTTTTCTTAATTCGTTTTCAGAAATTTTAACAGTGTGAATTACTGCCTCCGCATCGTCTAATGAGGTAGCCGTATACGGGACAATTAATTCATCGGCTGGTACAAACTTTGATACTGCTCTGCCCATTGGGACATCGTAATATATTTTTTTAAAAGTTGATCCAGCTAAAGGTAAATGAAATAACATTGAATCAAATTCTGATTCGTATTCTTTCATCTGATCCATAACTAAATAATTCATGAAATCTTTAACACGATTTGCCTGCTGTTCTGTTGCAGGATTTTTAACACCAACAACCTGTGTTCTTACAGGTCCATCTGATGGTAATAATTCTTTGTAAGCTTGCGCTTGAAACTGTGTAACTGCTTCTGCAAGAACTGGGTGAGTTGCACCACTAGCTCCTTGAAACGGTTCTGTTCTATTTTCGTATTTAAAACCTAAAAGATCTAATCCTGTAATGTACGCTTGCTCCCATTCTTTTCTGGAAGATTTGTAATCCATATAGTTTTGTGCCATCTCGTTTCCGATTGGCTCTAAAACATCATCAGGTAAAAGTTCTGCTAAGTTATCAAAGTGTGATTCTGTTCCAGGTACATTGATTGATCCTGGTTCGTAATCTAAAGTTACGCCACCGTCTTCTTCTGGGATAACTTCGATTGGTCCTTTTTCTTCTACTGGTTCCTGAACGGCAACATCTTGTATTTCTTCTTCTGAAGGAATCTCAAGTTTGTTTCTAGTGTTCGGGAGCCCTTTGTCTATTTCTGCCATATATTACTCCTAGTAGTTTCTAACACGGTTTTTAAGGGATAGCAACCCTTGTGGATTTGGTCCTCTTACTGGTGCTGTACCAGATGATACGCCAGCTAATTTAGCTATACCACCACCTGCAAAAAACTTACCATAATAAGGTGCTAACTGTTCTCCAGTCATTGTTTGACCCATAACAGGATGATAGTTTTGTTTTACAATATTCATATTAGTTGCACGTTGATTTTTTTCTTCTTGGCTCATTGCCGATAATTTTGCTTGGTCTGATGTTGGATCAAATATACTTCCTATCAAAGGAATTTTTCTTAAATTTCTAACAACTGGTTGTGTTGCTTTATTAAAGGGTCCTAATCCTGTCTCCATTAAATTTTGCGGCAAGAAACTTTGTATTGGATTTAAAACAGTTGTCATAAAATCGCTACCCATGCTACCCATCTCTGGATAAACCTGTTCTTTTTTAGTATCTATAGTTTTATTGTATTCTTTTCTTCCAAGATATTGAACTGAATTTACATAATCGTCGAACAAAGTATCTATATTATCAAGTTTATTTAAATCATTAGTTTTATCATTTAATTGATTTTCTAAATTAACTATATACTCTTTGTATTTGTTAAGATTTCCTGCATCTAATAAATTATCTTGTTCAACTTTTGAATATTTTTTATTTTCAGCAGCAATTTGTTTTTCAAGATCTAACAAGTTTTTTAATTCTTGAAACCCTTGAGTGTTAACTCCTAACTCGTCTGCTGCATTTTTAAGATCTCGCATTTGATATTTCTCAGGGTTTCCTACCGTGCCAAAACTAATATTCGAAAAAGCTGTTTGAACAGAAGTATCTAGTGGCGCTCCTTTAGAAACTTCATTTGCAACATCTAATCCTAGAAAAGCAACTTCAAAAGGTCCACCTATTTTCATAAAACCACTTGCAAATTTTTTAGCTCCTGGAATTTTTGCAATCTCTTTTGCCATGTCGTCAATATTAAGTCCAGAATTTAAAACCATACCAACTTGTTTTGCAGTTTGTGGCTCTGCCTTTTCCATTACTTTTAAAAGATTAGAAAGTTTTGTTTTATTTATTGGTCCAACCTTACCCGCTTCTGCTTGTTCTTTAACTATTTTTCTAAATTCTTTTTCTTGTTTTAAATTTAAAGTTGTTAAATCTATTGCATCTTTTGATACTGGCATTCCACCAACTTTTTTAATTATCATAGGTTCCTTTTGAATTGGTAACCCGTACTCATCTCTTGGTAATTCAGATTGATTAAACCCAACATAACCTTTATATTTTTCTGGTAGTGTATCAATAGCACTGTTTACAATTTTTTCTGCTTGAGCATTAAGATCATCAACACGTTTCATGTAATCTAAAGCAAGTCCCTCTTGTTTGTTATTCATTGCTTCTAAAGCTAATTTGTTATTTTTTTGAATAGCAGCTGATATTGCATTTAAAGGTTGATTATATTTAGTTCCTAACGCAGAGTTTATTCGCTGATTAATAATCATAACATCATCTGTTGTTAGTGGCACACCACCTGCAATTTGTCTTATGTGATGGTAATTAAATTTTTTTGTTCCTTCTGCTTTAGTTCGATCAGTTTCATCTAAAACTTTTTTTCTTCTATCTTTTGTAGCATAATTTTTTTGAGGATCTCTAACTCTAATTTTTTTTGGATTTTTTTCAAAATAATCTGCAACAAATTTTTCAGCTTCTTTTAATGTATTAGCACCTTGGCCTTCAATAGTAACTCTATTTGATCCTATAAAAGGTTTATATTTAATTACTATCTCACCTGTTTTTTTATTTTTATAAGTAACTTCTTGAATATTTTCTTTTATTCTTTTTGAATCTGTTTTAACAAGTACATCTGGTGTAAAATCAATTTTAGCTTTTTTAACTTCTTCTATAGAGTTATAAAGTTTTTTCTTTCCGCCTCCGGCGCCAGAAGTTGTGTACTTAACCGATCCTGTTTTATTATTTTTTATTTTAAATATTTGACTTTTGTCTCTTCCTTCTCCAATAAATTCTCCTGTTGGAATTTTGTCTCTTGTCTCGTCAAACTTTACAGCAGGTCCATCTTTAAATCCAATTCGTCCACCCTCAGCTCTTGGATTACGTTTTATAAATGAATTGATTGCATCTATTTCTATAACATCTTTTCTAGGATCTGGATTAACCATATCAGATGCAAATTTTACTTGACCTGTTTCAATAAGTTCTTTAGCCGGTCGCGTAAGATACGACATCATTTGTTTTTGTTTATCCGGACGCATTATTCCCCTAACATTCTAGCTATACCACCGCCTGCTCTTTTAAGTGTCATAGAATCAACATCACCAGCTTCATCTATAACTTCATCCGGTACACCTTGTTCAATATCTTTCATCTTACCCTCACCATCAGGTCTTGCAGTAAACTCTTCATACTCTTCAACTTTTGTAGAACCTTTTTTACCTTTTACAGGAACTTCATCTACTTTGTAACTCATGTAAACATCTTCAAGTTTATTTCCTTGAAGGTCTTCACCTTTTTTTATAATTTCTATATTACCAGCAAAGTCTTCTTCCATTGTGTAATCTTTATATTTTTTAGCTATGGCTTTGTCTTTAGTTGCTAAAGTTTCATCACCCATAAATTTAATTTTTTCTGCAAGTTTAAAGAAATATGCTGGAGGGCTAGTTGTTGATTTTACAACTTCTTTTGCAACTTCTTTACCAGCTTGTTTACCACCAAGTCCAATTATACCAGATTTAAGTGCCGCGACTCCTGCACCTGTCATACCCATAAGTTTTAAGAATGCACGCTTTGTCATACCGCTAGCTAAACCAATACGTCCGCCGTCAGCAAAAGTTTTTCTAAGAACAACTTGAATATTTTCAAAATCTTTATCTGTTTTAATTTGAAACTTTTCACCTTGAGGGTCTCCCATACCTAAGATAAAATTAACAGCATCTTCTTTTCCTATACTATCTTTAAAAAGAGTATCACCTTCTGGGGTAACAACATCTATTTTAACTTTACCTTTATCTATTTCGGCACCACCAAAAAATTTATCTCCTTCAAGTAAACCAGTAATTCCATAATTCACATCTCTTTCAGAAATTTTTATACCAGGACCTACCTCTTGTTCCTTTTGCAAACCACTAGCTCTTGGATATAATTTTAGTTCTGGTCCATCCTTGTAACCGATACGTCCACCCGCTGCTCTTTTTTCACCGAATAGTTTTTCAGTATAGTTTGCTATTGTCTCATCTTTAATTTCTGGATACTTTTGATAGAACTCATCGTTTTCTAGTTCTTCTATAAATTCTTTTAAGTTTTGTTCTTTTTGCTCTTCGTTCATACTCTTTAATTTTTTTCTTATTTGATTATTTACAAGAGCACCACTTGCTGCAGGGATACCAACTTCTGCAAGTGGTAGGTCCATAAACTTACCTGTCTCATTTGCTTTTAATGTTTTAGCTTTAATATTTTGTAAATAATCTTTACCCGCTTGTACTGGACTTTTTTTATTAAAGAAGTTTAATAACTTTAATAATCCACCACCTTTATTTAAACCAACACGCCCACCTTTGTTATAAAAATCTTCTGGATCATAATCTACATCTCTACCTGTAAGATGATCATTAGTTTCTTTTAATATTCTTTGTGATTGTGCTTCTGTTAAATCTTTAAACTCACCTTCTCTTTTAATAATTTTATTTGCAATTTTCATACCTTCAAGAGGTTCTTTTTTATTTATGTCTTGAATTGTAAAATTTATAAATTTTTCACTAATAGGTTCTTTGTCTACATTAAAATTTTCAAGTTCGTCTATGGGTTTGATTTGTTTACCACCTATAATTTTTGAACCTTCAGAAATTTTATTTCCTTCAAGATCAAACACCTCTGCTTTTTTCTTACCCAATAATTGTTCTGTAATACCTTTACCTGCTGCACTGTCTGCTGGGATAACTTTAGGTTTCTCTATTTGATTAACAATATTCTCGACTTGATCAGCGTTTTTTAATGTCTCTGGATCAACACCGTTTTGCATTAAACGTTGTGCTGTAATTTGTGTATTAAGTTCTATTAAGTCGTTTTTAGGTAAAGTCTGAACAACTCCGGTTTGACCCTTCATCATTGTTCTAATAACCCATTGTCTAATTGCTGCTAGCATCAGTAGTAATTCCTTTTACGTTCGTTTTGTGGTTCGTCCACATAATCTTCAGGGTGTCCGATCAGACCGCCCTGTCTGAATCGCATGATTGCTTGTGTTGTTGAGTCCACAAGATCGTCATGATCACCATAAGGAAACGCAGCACATTCTTCAATGACGTCGTCTGCGAATTTCTGCTCAGGCGCCCATATCATACCAGATTCGAACAAAGGTGCAACCGCATTTACACGTGCATGCTTATCATTTCCACGCGAAGGTGTGAAGTTCACAACGGGTATATCCATTTGCCTAAGCTCGTAAGTTAGAGGTAGACCTGATGCTTTTGCTTCAATTATAACTGACTCTGGTTTCCAATAGTCATATTGTTCAAGAGCCAAACGCCGTAGTTCAGGAAACTCGTACCTACCTTTTATAGCATCTAATAAAATTAAATTAGCACCACTATCTTCGTCAGGATGAAAAATACCCCAAGTAGTAATTGCACTATAATCAGCTGTCTCCTTTTTTAAAAATGCAGTGTCATATGATTGTATAACATGCTCTAGTTGTGGAATATGTTCTCCCTTATAAGTTCGCCACCACTCACGTTTTAAAATAGCTCCTTCTTCTGCTGTTGGATTCTGCATCCACTGTGCATTCCATTTACCCGTGGGCAGTGTTGCTTGGACCTTCTCTAATTCATCTAGTTTCCAATACTCCGGCCAAACAGGTTTAGCTTTACTTGATCCGTGGTCCATGATTGCTGGAAATTCGACCACGTGCCATTGATCAGCTTT